GTGTCCAGAGTAAACTGGTCCCCCTATAAAGTTGGCAACCTGAAAAGGCGAGAGCAAATTGAATAAAATCACAGATAAATAAATACCTATGACGATAAAACAACTTACTAATGACCAAATCAAACTTTCTCACAGATGGCTAATAGCTTTACAGCAATTGCTACCTATGATACTTGCTCTTTCTGGATCATCCCTCAAACAGGGCCATCTAGTCAGATTCCAAACCATGGTCAAGTTTCTCCTAGACACACAAGGTGAAAAAGGCACTCTGCTGGCTGTTAAAGCTTTCAGACTGTATCTTCAACAATGCGTTCTAGAACAACCGCGAACTCCTTTATCCTTCCGTAAGGTAGGTAAAGATGGTCACCCCAAGGTTTTAAAACCTTGGATTGATCTAGCGTTTGGGACACTTGATGATAAAAGAGCATTGATGTCGTTATGGAGATGTATTGAAATATTTAGGGTTTCCCCTTCTTATGACACTACCTCGATAACTTCACCGTCTACAGCAGAGAAATCTGTTATAGATGAAATCATTGCTTGGTTGCCGAACTGGGAAGGACTAAAGGTATTACCTAAGGAACTTCCAAGATCAAGGATCCTAATGTCTAGCAAAGCCGGACCAAATGGCCCAGCTACAGCAACTGCATTCATGGATAGGACAGGGCTTTCGCTCGACCCCCACCTTGAAGATGCAGTACGCAGATTGTTACTTCTTTCGAAGTCTCAACTGGTACTAGACGATTATGTCGGTTCACAAGGTGATTTCATTCACTCAAAACTAGTCTTCCTCTCGGATAAAACTGGCAAAACCAGGATTGTCGCGATTGGGGACTGGTGGTCCAATATCTCTCTTAGCGGTATTCACGATGCCTTTATGGCAGGGTTGAAGAAACTAGGAGGAGATTGTACCTACCGACAAGGTGATATACCTTCTCTTATTAAAGGATTAGGCAATCATCTGTTTTCCTCGGATATGACAGCTTTCACAGATCGCTTCCCAATTTTAATTGAGGCAGCGCTGGTAAAACTGGCATACGGAAAGGTTATCGGGAGTCTATGGGAAACCGTTCTCACACAGCGGAGCTTTAAGGGACCGGAAGGTCCAATAAAGTATGCCGTTGGTAACCCCATGGGTCTTTTAAGCTCATGGGCCGTATCGACCTTTACACATCACGCTGTTAAGGCGTGGTGTGCTCACAAAGTAGGTGTACGTAAGTACAAATACCTTGTTTTAGGTGACGATTGTATGGATACAAATATAGAGGTTTATAACCAATATCTGAGTACTATACAATCACTCGGAGTTTCCGTAAGTCGCGGTAAATGTACGCAGAGTGAACAAGGCTATGCCGAATTCGCAAAGCGTTTATTTACACCAGAAGGGGAGATTACAGGAATTCCTGTTGATCTTCTTTTGGGTATTCATAAATGTCCAGAACAGTTCATAGAACTGGTAAGGATACTTAGGAATCGCGGTTACAAAGACACAACTTTAGCGCCCGGAGTACAGGTTCTCCTGTCACATAACACTTTCAAAGGTGTTATGAAAACAGTTGTTCGTGTGCTCTCCTCTTCTGAGGATCTGCTAGGTATGCCTCCGCTTTTTATAGCAAAAGGTTTATACCAAATTCAGAAACCACCTGTTATGGGTGGATTCCCAGAAGATTCCATCAGGCAACACATAGAGCAAGCTCGACGTGAAGTCTTTTGG